AAAGAATCATTAATTGTCATAAAGTATGCATAAGTTCCCTGAGGATAATCTGGGGTTACACAGAATCTTCCGTTGTTTTCGTCAAGAACACTTTCATCAGACACATTTTTATGTGCATAATCTTGAATGAAAAATCCCTCTGGAAAAATAGTAGTGGATGGTCTGTTGGGTTTAAGATCCAGAGAATATCCAGATTTCATTGTGTCAACAACTCCACCACTCTTTCCAGAATATCCATATGGTCCATAAATTGGATTTCCATCATATGCAAATCCTAAAATTGGTGAGTGTTTCGTAGATTCTACCTCAATGCTGTTAACTCTACGAAGATCACTTTCACCATATTGAATGTTTCCTTCAGAATCTATTGCATAATTAGTTTCTCTAAAAACTCTAGGAGCATATAGATGTGAATATTGAAGTTCATTGGTTCCTGATACTATAACTCCATCATCAGCATCAAAATAAGGGAAATTCTTTTGGAACAGGTTGACATTCCAAGTTTTGAGTTTTGCTGTAAAGACAGCATCAATATCATTTTCACCTGCATCCAAAATTGTGATAACTGTATCTTCTTCAGTATATCCACCACCGGGTTCGATTACTTTTACTTCAGAGAGTGCTCTATTCACCATGATGGGGACTAGAACCGCACCTACACCAGGTCCATCAATTATAATATCTGGAGTTGATGTATAATCTGATCCAGAATTTAAAACAACAACTTGAGAAATTCTTCCGTTTGAAATAACTGGTCTTACCTGAGCATTTTTTCCTTGCTGAACTGTAATTTGTGGTTGATGCTGATAATTTAAAATTTCAGATGAACCATATCCAACTCCTCCGTTTTCAATATGAACACCCGTTATAGATCCTCTAAAAATAGGTTCTATCTCTGCCTTAAATGTCTCTAATCCAATGGACGAAATTCCTACCTCACCAGAAACAGTAACTGCTATGTCAGGATAGTTAAATACGTGAGTTCCTACTCCAACAGATTCTAAATTAACATACTGTTTGGTTCTATAGAAGTATTCTTTATCAGAACTTACTCCAACAGATGATAACTTAAATGAGTTTTGATCAATTGTTGTTACATAATATTCCTGATTAACATTAAGTCCGGTAACTGGTGTTCCTACACAAGTATACTTAATTAACTCTCCCGTATTATAATCATGATTGGTGATGGAAATCGTATCAGTTGCAGTATTGATTCCTGTTGCAGCAGGAGCAGTTTTCTTTTTATTTTCGTATCCAGATCCACCGTTAACAACATTAATTGCACTAATTACTGATTTTTTATTTACTGACTGAAGTGAGTGTCTACCTATTCCAAAATCAGTTAAAAATACGGTGTTTAATCCAACGATAGCATCTTCTTGTGTTTTATGTAATCTAACTGTTGTATTATCAATTACAGAAACAAAATAAGAAGAGTTAGTAACTATACCTGCAACTCCTTGCTGATCACTAGTTTTATAAATGACCTGTTCTGCATTTCTAAACTTGTGATAGGTAGAAAATCCAATCCTAGATTGTGTAGAGGAAATACCAACAACAACCTCAGCAGATACAATATCTGTGGCAAACTCAGGAGCATGATCAATTAGTTTCATGTCAACTTGACATACCGCTCCCTCTCCATTTCCTCCAGTAACCTTAATCGTTGGAGTTGACAAATAATCAAATCCAGGATCTTTTATCATTACCTCTCTAAGAGAACCAGAAACAGATAAGTGTCCAGTTGCACCAGTTCCAACAGGGTCACTAATTAAAAGATTTGGTACATTTACAACGTCAACATTCCCTCCTGGAGACAAAACATCTATCTTTTCAATTTCACCATATGCAATAAAATCTTTTGATTTGTAGTTTAATATTTCTACGCCATTTACCAATATTCCAGTAAAACCTGGTTCTGTTTCAGTTACCGTTCCATCAGATTCTGGATCGCATACTTCTCTTAAAATCTTTTGTGGTTTTAATGTTTTACCATAAAACTCATATGGTTCAATAATACTATCTGTTATTGTTACTTCTGTATCTACAGAAATAAATTTAGAATTGTAAATATCGTTTCTGCTTTTAGCAAATTTTAAAGTAAATCCATCAACTCTTTGAACAAAATACAAACCATCATCAAATAGTGCAGTATCTCTAACAGATCTGGTTGCTACAGATCCAGTATCATCAATATAACTTTGACTAACTGTTCTAGCTTTATAATATATTGCGTCTCCAGTGTAGAATCCATGCTCAACACCAGGTGATACTAAAAATGAAGTTCCAGAAAAAGTTCCAGAAAATTTAAATTGCCTAGGAGTTATTTCAATTGGTTGAGCATTATAAGTTGGAAGTGATGGTGAGGCAACCACATAATTTCCATCATCATTTTTGAATAATGCATCAACATCTGTAGAGAACTGTTGAATTTTTGGAAAATTACTTGAAGATCCTTTTTGAATTCTTCTTTTAATCTTTTGAACAGTATCTGCATTTAAACGTCCTTGTCCACGAATATTAAAAGTTTTTTCATCAGAGATACTTACAATTGTGGACTCTAATTCTGTACCATCATTTAAAACAACACCGATCTTATTTCCAGGTTTTAAATAATTTTTTACATTTAGTGTAATTTTGTACGTATAGTCGGAAATATCAATTAATTCTACTTTTGATACCTTATAGGATGGCGAAACATTATAAAACCACTTATTTGTTTTAAAAGTGCTTTCGTTAATCCCTAAGTCAGTAACTCTAGCAGTAGTTTGTCTTTCTGCAGAAATAACATTTTCTGGTATTTTTACATTATCAAGAACTGATGATATTCTAACTCTTATGAGTTCTTGATTAACTGATGATCTGCCATATGCAAAAGTGTTAATTCCAATTGTTGCTGCGTCAGATATTTTTGATGTTAAGTTAGTAACTCCAAAAAATTGTGTTAATGATTTTGATGTATATGAGACAAATCCAGTTGTAGTATCTGCATATGTTACATACAGTTCTCCAGTGCTTCCAAATCCAACTGTAGAGTCAACGTCAATGATAGTAGACCCTGCAGAAACATTTCCGATAACTTTAGTCGATGCTTCTACAACAAAATTTCCGTATACTGATCCATCAACTCCAACGTCTCTATTATATCCACCATCATATCCAAGACGATAGTAAGATTTGCCATATCCAACTTCGATTTTATCAATTGAAATTACTGGAGCATATGCTTTATTAGAACCACTATCAAACTTGTATGCATCTTGATATAAAGTTGCATTATCTAACTCTTCTGGATTACCAGAAATTGCTTCGACAACTAATTCATTTACAACTCGATAATTTGAATTAGATGGTGTTAAAAGATTATCTGATGGTCTTATAACGGAAACATCTTTATCATATAGTGCTTTGAATAAAATTTTGAAAGAAGTATCAGTTCCTTTGCTGAGGTAAAAATCTTTTGATTGTTTTATGAATATATTTTCATTTAAATCACTTACTAAAGACCTATCTTCTAATCCAGGAAGAAGTTGATGCTTTACCTTAAGTAAAAACTCTTTTAAGAATAAGCAACTTAAATTTTCAATAGTTACTCCAGCATCATGATCATCTGCATCATTTGATTCAAAAAGAACTTCCTCTTGTTTGAATTCATTTCTGTAAGATGTTATGCCAACAAATCCTCTAGAACATCCTGTAAAAGAATAATCAGTTTTCCCAGTATATGTAATTACTTCATCTTCAATTTTTAAAAGTCCGTAAGTATCAGGAAAACCTTTTGTTCCCTCTGGGGACTTTCCAGGATCGACTTTAATTGTATCATCATAAAATGTTATATCCTCTGCAAGAACAACACTATAAGTCAGATTAGTGTTATTATCTAATTTTATGTACTTATCAATATTCTGAATCAAATCAATTGGACCACCCTGATACTCTTGACCAAGATAATACTGCTTTAGAAAATCAGATACTAAAGGGTAATCTTCCCGCACATATGCGGGAAGTTGACTTGCGACAATAGCATTAAACTGAATTCTACTTTCTGACATTTTATGAATTTATCGTCTTAGTATGTGGGTGAACTGGAAGAACTTCCTGATGTTGATATCGTACTGGTTGATGTTGTAGTGGTGGTTGTAGGTGTTGCTACGGTAGATCTACCGTTTGCTCCTGTGGTATCAAGTGATGCGGTTGATGAAGGACCTCCAGACCTGACTAAATTGCCATTTGGATAACTTGATGATACTAGGTAATTGGATGCTGAGGGATCCAAACCAGATGATATTTCATCAATAACAGTTTCAAAATTACTCTCACTTATATCTAGTTGCAAATATAAATCCTGTAATCCGACAACATCATTTGAATGGGGGACTGCTTCAATTTCAATTGTATCAACACCGTCTTTTAATTTTCCTGCAAGAATGTTGACGGGATTTAAAGTAATAACTCCACCTGCATAATTGATCGTTCCAACGTTACGTCTGACGATTGTTGGAGATTGAGATCCAACTGTCGGTAAAGTGAAGAAGAAGATAGATCCGGTTATTCTATTAGTATCTGGAACATCAGACATGTAGACATTTTGAGCAATTCCTGCTACTCTAAATGCTGATGATTTTATATTATATCCGTCCATACTCTTAATATGGAATTCATTACCAAATCCAATTTGATACTCTGCAAAAGTATTCAAAACAACTCTCAGATCTCTTCTCATTCTGACAAGAGTTATGTTAGATGTAACAGCTTCGTGACTGTTGTCAATTACGTTCAAAAACTTACTATATTTGAATCTTGCACCATATTGATTCATTTCTGAAGATTCTGCATATTTTACAGCATTATTCTGTACAATTGTTGATACTGCAGTTGCTGATGGTGCTAAATTTGAATTATAATAAACCTTACTGTCAAGTTCCAAGTACAAATACTTCAAATCAAGGATTTCTGGGACAATTCCAGCAACAGCATATTTTTTTAACTTCAATTTGATGTTTTCTTTGATCAAATTTGGAAGAAAATCACCAAATCTAGGTTTAATACTGATAAAAACCTTTCCATATTGTGGAGGAATCAGTTCTTCACCACCAAAAACAGAAATTGACTCCGTTTCTGGGTAAATTTTTGCTGGAATCAAGGTTTCATAGTCATTTGCAGTCAATGCACGGTTTTGTGAGGCATAAATTCTTGGTGCATACTTTTTAATTGACTCAACAGATTCAATTGGTTCTCCTCCAGACGCATTTATACCTGTTGCAACAGCACTAATACCAGAAGTTACTGTATATTCTTGAGAATTGCGAATATAAACTAATTTTCCGGCATATTTAAATTTTGATACTCCATTTGCAGAATCACCACTTGATGTCATATAATCAATAGTGATGAAATTGTTATCTTCTAACTTATTTCCAAAAATTCCGTCACCAAAAATAACTTCATATCTTTCATCATCCGATTCTTGAAGATAATATACTTTTGAATCAGATTCAACATCAAATAAACTGTCTTGACGACTATATTTGACAGTTCTGCTTGATTGTTCGTTTGGTCGAACCGATACTGTCATTAAATCAGTGTCAATACCAATATTATCCAAAATAAACTTTTGATTTGGATCTCTAGCATTAACAGTGAAGTTAGATGTTAAGAGAGATCCCTCATAAATTGATATATTAGTAAATGATGCTGTATTATCAAAAACAGGAACTGTAATATCCTCTAAAATTGAGAAAACATAGGATTGTTTTCCAAAAGAACCTGATGAAGTTGCAACAATTCCCTTTTTAAGGGTAAGATTTGATGGTGTTGGGGTTATACCTGCCGTATTTACAGAAAAACTTATAACTCCTCTTGCTGCTTTTCTTGATTTTGGCAAATATCCAATATTTCTTGCTAAAGAAACGACATTTTCTCTTAATGTCGCACTATCAATGAACACTTCATTCGCAACCATGTTGGCATTGTATGAAGTAATATAGGTATTGTATGCCAAAACGTTCAAAATCGTTGAGAGGTTAGACCCCTCAAAGTCATAATCCGTAAATTTAGAGTTTTCTTTTAGATATTCTCTAAGAGTTGTCTTAACCTGTTCAAAATCCAGGTTAGCGAAGTTGGATAATGGCATCTTTACCTAGTTGGTTGCAAAACAAATTGTAATTCTTGTGGTGGAACGTCAGCACCTATGATTTCATAGATGATTGTTACATTAAACTCATTGTTATCAAAGTTTGGTCGGACATTTACTCTTGCTAATTCAACTCTTGGTTCATAATTTAGGATAGATTGAGTAATCTCTTCCCTAATTGTATTAGCAGAGATGTTGTCTAAGTTCTCAAAAAGAGACCTGGAGATGTTAGAACCAAAATCATTGTCAAAAAACCGTTCTCCAGGCACCGTAAATACAATATTTCTTATCGAACGTGATATTGCGGTTTCATTTTTAAGCGCAATCAGGTCATCATTCAGAGGATTTCTCTGAAATGTCATACTAAGGTCCTTAAAACCTTGACTAACCCGTTCTAAAGGCACAAAAATCCGGCGATTATACCTTATTTATTAAGGAAATTTTGAATTATCTACTCATAAAGAGGTTCTGGATTCGTTTCATTTTCAAAAAATTCAGTTTCTTCGACAGAATCCCGTTTTTTGGGAGTCAAATCGTCATTTGCAATCTCACGAAGCATTTTTTGATGCTGATGATTGCCCAAATTGTCTAAAAAATCGTGTTCAGTAGTCATCCGATGATGTCCTTGTGTGAATTTTCTCTTTCTTTAGCAGTTTTCCAAAAATATTCGTCTTCACGACCCATACCAAGACGTTCAAAACCATTTTCAACTTGATAATATTGAGTCGAAACCTTAAAATCAGGTTGTTTTGGTTCAACAGGTGTCAAACTATTGTCATAGATACGCATTCTATTGTTAGGATACAGTGCATACTGTCCATTTTTAAGTTCAATCAGGTTATGTGACTTATGTTCAGCAGGATTTTCACTAGTTGCATAATCAATCACTTCAGGATCCTGATGGTAATTATCTATAGTACAGATGTAAGTACCCTTCTGAATACCAAAGTCCCTTGTGTACAGTTCATAGTCCATACTACCAATAAACTGCTTCGTAACTGCAACTACACCATAGTCCATACAATTCCAGAACTGTAGGTTAGGAAGGTCCATATCGGGGCTAGGAACCTCTGGAGCAGACACAAACGCACTGATAGGTAGTTTATCATACATTGCCGCATATTCCGGCAAATACGTCTCAAAATAAAAAGTGCGCCCAGGTATCGACTTACACGATACCCAGACGCCTTTAACAAATTCACCATGACCAGATTGATGATCAGTGAGATATTCTTTTCTTACCCATACTTCCACTGAAGGAAGGTTA